GCGCTCTAATTCCTGGACAATCTGGTATTACAAACCTGTCTGTTTGATCATCTTTACCACTTAACTTTAATTCATAAATACCAACACTTTCACTGTGTTCATTTTTCACAGACTCAAATAAAGTGTCTTCACTGTAGTCGCTAGCAGTTTCATCTTTCTTGTCTACAGGAATTAAATTAGTTCCAGTACCTAATCTTGTTTTGTCAGCATCAGTTCTTTCAGCTCTAACTATCTGAAAACCAGAAACTAAACCTTGAACATTTGATAAGTCAATATTAAACTGAATTCCTAAACTGTACACGCTCATGTCACCTGTAGTAAGTGATCCAGTGTCACCAATCTTATATCCTTGGCCGTGAGTAGGATCAGGAAATTTTATATCTCCAATCCATTTAACAAACGTAGGTCTACCCTTTAAGTCATAGAATTCTATACCAAACCTGTAAACCTCTCCTCTCATGTAACCCATTGTAGTAGCTTCTTTTATAGGGTTAGCCATGTTAGGCCATTCACCAGCTACAGGTTTTACATTCACAAAAGGAGCATTGCGTATATGTGATGTAGATGGGTTACTACTGTCTGCATTATCTACAACCATGTCAGAAGTTATAAACTCATAGCTTAAGTCTCTTCCTGTACCACCTATGGTCGCGCCATCTGCTTGGTATTTGTATTGATGTTCTGATAACCAGTCAGGATTCTGATTAGGGTTTTCAATGTTAAAAGGATTTATAGCATCATGCTCTTCATCAATATTCCAGTTTGGAGAGGCCCCATCTATTTCAACTTGTCCTTTATCAATATCATCTATTTTTGCTTTTCTACTTGCGTCAAACCTATAAACTCTAGCATCAAATATATCATTAGATATTTCTGATATAGCTGTCTTAATGTTACCAGCAACAAGCCTGTTGTCTTTTGCATCAATAGTTTTACAAGCATCAAACCCTATGTTTATTCTAGAGTACTCTACTTCTGTTAAATATATTCTATCCTCGTTACCAGTTAAAGTTACCCTCAGTCTATTGTCAAAAACATCATTGTTGCTAGGTAAAGATGGATTAGCAGATCCTTTTGAAGGAATGCTTTCTTCACCAAATTTAAATATGCTTGGAGAATCCTTATCTATATATAGTATTGCTATGTGTTCAATTACATCATAGTTAGTATCAATGTTTGTTACCTCAAAAGTTACAGATTTAAAGTTACCTGTATTAGTTGGATCTCCCTCATAATCAGGTATATCACCAGTGTTAGGTGTGGCCTCAGTTAAAGAAACAAGTTCTGAAGCTGGAGAAACAATAGTTTCAGCTCCATCTTTACTTATTAGCCTGTAAGCATATTGAACTTTACCTGCAGCAGGTAGAGCACCTTTACCTACAGATATAGGTGTAGACCTACCAAATGTAGTGTCAGGCTTAATATCTAGGTTAGCTGGATTTACTACAGTAATTAATCCTAGTGGGTATGTTGGTGTAACAGTTCTTGGTAGTGGATCTGAAGCTAAATTAATAACTCTCAAAGGACTATTAAAATCTGTCCAGTAAACTCTTTTAGTACTTCCGTTCTCATATCTACCTACAGCCTCTATTCTAAAAGCTGTTGAGAAACTAAGCTTATGGTTGTAGCGTAAATGTACAGTAGTATCTAATAAATTTCCAGGAAGTATGCCTGGTATAGTTCCAGTATCTTCATCATATTCTAAAACCCATATCTGACCTACAGATCCTAAAGGACTGTCAGAAGTTTCATTAGTAGTAAACAGTATAATTTCTTGCTCTAATGTAGTCCACCCTATAATCTTTAGATCATTCTGTGCAGGTATAGGAGCTGGAGTTCCATCTATAAACTGAGTATTACTCTCAGCAGGTATATCAGGAACAACAAAACTTAAAGAATTACCATTCTCATTTTCTAATGATCCTGTAGATAATCCATCTTGAGTAACTATTTTAATGTTTAAAGCGTCAAAGTAGCTAGAAGGATCAGTCTTTGACCTACTAGCATCTCTGTTTAAACCTTTACTATATGAGTTTTTAGTCTTTGGCATTATAAAATGTTTTGATCCAAGAAGTCAAAGTAATCATCAGCATCTACTTCATTGCTAGATCTACCTCCGCTTCCTTTTGCGTTATGTATAGTTCTTTGTTCTGGCATACCTAATGTAGAAAAGAAATCTTCTTCTTGGTTTATCTTAGGTATTAATCTCAAGAAGTTATTTTTAATGTTCTTCATCTCATCCACAGAAGGCATTGCTCCTCTAGTTTGTGCTGCACCTAAATACCAAACTTGATCTTGTACTGTCTTTTCATAAACAGCTTGAGGAAGTTTACCACTTCTCCAAAGTAAATAATCTAGCTTTTCTCTAATGTAATATTCTACAGCTCTAATGAATTTAATGTCATCTGGTATAGTAGGCCATCCGTTTTCATCTGTTGGTAATGCTCTATAAGCAACTTCTACGGTTCCAGTATCAAAGTTTGCAAATACACAGTCATCACTAAGAGTGTATGTTACTGAGGAATTGCAAGATAGGTCAGGGCAGTTACTACAATGCCTATGAAAGTTATCTGAAGCGTATCCCATAGCAGTATAACCCTTTGCAGTCTTGTATCTGAATTGCATAACTAAATGCAAGTCACAAGGAAGATCACCTCTACCGTGAGATATATCTATGCATGCTACTTTGTTAGTTAAGCTTTGAGGAGCACCAATTAATTCAATGCATTCTCCTGCCCACTCAATAGCATCATGAAGATCTACACCTTCAACTAATCCAGTATTCCTGAATACTTTCTCAATAACATGCTGAATACTTTTTACCTTACCGTTAAACATAGCTTATATATTAATGTTCTTAATTGCTTGAGCCACAGTTTCTGGCTCTTTAATCTCTTTTTCTTTATCTGGCATTGGATCTGACTTAGAAATCCAGTAGTCCTTTTCCATTTTATATTCACCATCTTTCTCATAAGAGGTAGTTACACATACAACAAAACCATTCTTAGCTGTAATGCATTTAACTTCTTTAGTGATACCATCCTTAGTAACACTTTTTACTCTTACGTCATCTTTGTCCATTCCGTACATAATATTTTATTTTAAATAATAATTTAGATTTAGGTTAGGGTCTTTTAATATTTGACAGAAACCTCTCTTTAATGTTCTTGTTGGTCTAAACTTATACACAGTCTTATTCTTGAATGTAGCTGTGTATGTGTCATAACACCATTTATTTATAAAACCATTAGTGTGCTCATTTAGATGTCTCACTAGTTTCTTAGATTCTTTAGACTCTGGATCTTCCTCCCACAGTTCTTTAGTGGCTTTCCAATCTACTGGCATAGTGTTAATTACCTTGCCGTTTTCATCAAACCTAAGCTTAGGCTTTCTTTTCTTTATACTTAGTACTCCTAACCTTGCTGGTAATTTAAATTCAAAGTTGTCAAGCATTATCTCATCAGTTATTCTGGAATGAAAGAACTCTATGATCTCTCCATAAAGTGATCTCTTGACATTGTAAACAGAGTTGTGATGAACAACAATCTTATTCTTGACCTTCTCCTTAAACGTAGTATTGCAGTAATACTTATAGAAGTCTGCCATACCTATATCAACCTTAACTTTCTCTTTTCCTTTTCCCTTATTTTGCATTTGATTCATTAGCAGCAGCATCATTAGTATTATCTTCTGGTAGCTGCAGGTTTTTAATAAATTGATTTACCACTTGTTCTTTTATGAAAGGTAACATCCAGCTACTAATAGGATACTGATCATCCTTAGAGTAGCAAGTAGTTCCATCTTGATTACAAAAGTTAGATATTGCTTTAGGATCTTCAAAGATTCCCATTATGTTTATCTTTCTTAGAAGCTTTTTCTGAGCACCATTAACTTTAAAATACATTCTGTTGTTATGCAAGAATGCAAATACAGAGTTTCCGTTGTACTTACCGTTGCCAGAAAATATAGCTTGTTGGTAGGAAACAAAAGAAAAGAAATAATTAAGCTTATCTACTGATCCTACTTTAGTAATAGCGTTACGGTTGTGTAACTCTACTGTTTTAGGTATCTCACATTTAGTTCTTAGGATAGAACATCCTACTGGAAGATCTGGACAATCTGAAGTATCAGCTACCTCCAAATCCACACAGCCTAAAGATTGTACGGTAAATGGATCAATAGTTCTTCCAGGCTTGTTTAATTCATTCCTAACCCATAAAGATCTCTGTACATTAAACTTGTACATTATCTGACGTTCATCAATATCTATGTCATCAGATATGTGGTTAGAGCTAATGTCTTCTAGAATGTCAAAAATTATTTCATTTTCTGTTGCCATACTTATAATTTCATTGGAATTAATATTGGTTGAACTCCATCTTTAACAACTCCACAAGATATAGTACTCTTTTTGAAGTTTTTACCATAGGACATTGCGTAAGCTGTATCATCCACTCCTGCCCCAACTTGCATCCCAAAGATTATGTGATGCTTTCCAGTAGAGAATTCTATGTAAGACTGTGCGTGTAAATGTCCTTGCACTTGTGATTGTAGTTCATTCTTCATTTTAGTTTTAGCTGTACCGCCTTCACCATGGTTGTAGTTAACACCATCTATTTCAACTTCTTCTATAAAGTCCCATCCTGGAGTACCTAGTACCTCATCATAGTCTCTTACCCATTTAGAAGAAACTCCAGAACTTTTAGCTTTTCTAAAAGCCATTCTATCATGGTTACCTATACACACGTATGCTTCAGGGAAAACCTTATACCATTGTTGTATCTTACTTATTGCTAATTCTAATTCATCATCAGCACCTAAGCCATTAGTTTCTGTTTCATGGTAGCTTGAGTAGTGGTTGTCAATAACATCACCAATAAATACTACAGTACCACAATCATAAGTTTCTTGCTGTTCTCTTACAAACTCTAAATATCCTTTTCTTGAGAACGGCTCATGTATGTCACCTATAATCAGAACGTTACTAGGATTACCACCCGTATAAGGTTTAGGTAATTTCTTTTTTCCTTTCTTAATCCTTCTTTGTTTAGCTAATTTAAAAGCCTGAAACTCTTCCCAATCTGGATCAACTACAACATTTACTTCTTGTCCACTTAGAACATTATCCTCAACTCTCATTATTGAACGCTTAACGTCAATAATAGTGTCTACGTCAACATTAAATTTATCTGCTAATTTTTGCTTTCCCCATTTTAAATATCCTGGGTTGTCTGTTAGAAATTTTTTAACACTGCTAAGTCCACTCATTTGTATATATATTTTTGTTTCTGTAAATATACTAAAATGATCTAGACTCAAATAAAATAATTGTCCTAAACGTAATTACGCGAGTATATATGAACAAAATCTAGCTTACACATGTGTACATATGAACATTA